CCAGTACCACGACCATTTACTTTATTGTAATCAGATTGTGTGGGAGCAGAATTAAATAGGTCTGAAAATCTCCAACGTCTTGTTATAAATGAGTTGTCAGGAATAACAGTCTGCAATCCACCAGAGTCAGGATCATCTTTTAAACGAATAGTCAATACTTCACCAGAAATACTAGTAACTTCATATTGAGTGTCACCAGCTTCAACAGATGCATAAGGAGATAATGCTAACACAACATTGTCTGCTACAGTAATTTTCTTGTCTAGAATAAAGTTTTGTTGATCAGTAACTGTTTTAATTTTTACTACTTCAGTAATACCAGCACCAATAACACGTTGACCAACAGCAGCAGTACCAGAGTTAGCGTCAACTACAAGGTTAACAGTAGCAACTGTAATTGCACCATTAACAACAGCAGTAACAGAGTTTTGTGTATGAAACTTAATCATGTCTCCAGCTTGGAAAGCAAAACCAGATTCATCAGCATCATCAACTGTAATTGATGTATCGCCAATTGCACCAGCACCGTTAACTAAGTTGTTAGTACCTAAGTCTTGCTCATAAGCTTGGGGAGAAGGACATACTTCAACACCAACTGAGTTACCAAAAGTACCAGCAGTTCTTGCAAGCCAGTCATTTGTTGCACTTTGACCATCACCAGTTTCACTATAAAAATTTGTCAAATAGTGTTCAGTATCACGTACCAATACGCCACTAGATTCACCCGCATTAACAATTGCAGATTCTGGACGAACCACCTTGAGTGTGTTACTATATTTTAGAAAGTTAGAAGCAGTAAACCAAAACTCAAAATTACTTGAATTGGGTTTACCAAAATTATTAAGGAGGTCAGCTTCAGAGGTAATTGTAACTATAGAAGACACATCGCCCTTCTCAAATGGGCCTGCAATTGCACCAATTGTGGTGTCAACTGATGGTACTACATTAGTTAAATCAATCTCTTTGACATGAACGCCAGGAGAAACTAGAAAAGACATAAATTGTACTCCTTATCTTTAAGAGTTGGTTATTTTGTTTACACAGATATTTATAAAAAAAGAAACTTACAAAAACAGTTTTTATAAGTGTTATAACATATAAATAATAATATGGTAAATGCACATTATGAAAAGTATAAAGACACAATCAAAAAGGTAGCTCGTAGAAACTATCGTAAGAGAATTATTTTATTGAATGAAAATTTAGCAGATAAGTCTTGTAAACATTGTGGAGAGAGTGAAACTGTATGTTTAAAATATTATCCTCATGATTCAGAAATACGTAAAATAACAAAAAGAGTTGGTACTAATCCTAAGAGCAGAAAAGAAATATTCTCACTTATTGATGAAAGTATTATATTATGTTCTAATTGTTGGATTAAAGTTGATAATGATTTAATAGAGTTTATATAATATTACCAATCTGATCCATAATCTCTCACTACCGCAGCCCACTTAGTGCCATACTCATCTACCATATTTCCTATATTTTCATCTTCTAATCCATTAACTACAAAACCAAAAGGCGCCATATCTTGTTCTAAAGCATTTTGTTGCTCTTTCATCATTGTCATACGCACATCACTATCAGTTAATTCTTTAAAATATTGTTGGTCTGTTACCCAAGCAAATATAAACAAACAAGCTACAAGATCATCATTACACCCATCATCAGCTTCATACGAGGAACCCTTTACGATAAATGTAGATAACTCTCTAATAATATCTAAATCTTCTACAATAAGTTTATCATCTTCAATTAATTGTTTAAGATTAGAACATCCTATTTTTTTAACAGCCTTTGTAGTCCTAACACCTAATTGTGCTTTACCACCACTGAAGCCCCCTCCAAGCACCTGTCCTGACCGCCCACGCATGGAAGCCATAATTAGGTTGTCGTACTCCAGATCAAACTGTAAAGTGTTAGCAACCTGTTCACCAATATCATTTACCTCTACAAGAACAAATGCTTGGTTATATGCACGAGCAACTTCGTAAATTTTAGCTGGAAATAGAAGAGGTTTTATTTCGTTGTCTCTATATTTTGCAACTACCGCATATGGCATTTGTGAAACATCAACCACAATAAATGCAGAGTAATCATTTTGTGTTCCTCTAGCAACGTCAGCAGTAATTACATACGTGTGTCCTTCTTGTGGTGGAATATGTAAATCAAACCCTGCATTTGATTTTATAGGTTCTCTGTAAGGTAATACTTTAAGTTTTTGTGTGGATATAAGAGTATTAATAGAGCCAAGAAACTCACACTCAAATTCTGTTTGAAACTGTTGTTCTGAGGTGTTCTTAATAGTTTCTTTCTTCCACTCATCATCTCTGCCTGGAATCTCACTCCAATGTACCTCAATAGGAATATAGGAATTTCTACCTTCCTCTGCATCCACCCACAACTTATAGAACATATTCATACCATGTGGTGTGGACACAATCATAACTTTAGTTGTTTTACCAGAGGATATTGTAGGATACACTGAACTAAAAAACTGTTCAGCCACGTTTGCTGGAACATAGGCAAACTCATCTAGAAATATAATATTATAAGACCCACCACGAACAGCACTTGCAGAAGTAGAAGACGCAAGAATTTTACTACCATTCTCTAACTCAAGTGATCCTTTATTCCAAGCCATAACTCCTTGTTGTAACCACTTGGGTAAGTGTTCATATGCAAGTTGAAGTCTTCCAAGTAAGTCCCTTGCAGTTGCAGCTTTGTTTGCAAGGATAGCAACATTTACAGAATCATTAAAAATAACGTAGTGCAACAAGTAAGAAATGATAGTAGTAGATTTTCCAGACTGTCTTGGTAGCTTACAGATAGTAAAACGATTACTATGAAACGTACCTATCATTTCCTTTTGAAAATCATAAAGATCAAAAGGAATAAGACCCTCATCTAGAGAAACAATTTTTATATAGTTTTTGATAAAATAGATAGGGTCTTTCATACATAAAGAAAACTCTTCTATTTGTTCCTTTGTCCATTCTTGTTGGACATTGGCTCTTTTCAACAGAGGGTTTCCTAAATATACACCTTCACTCATTATCTTTACCCTTAATAAGTTTTTGTAATTCAGCAGTTGATCCTACGAACAATGCATTAGTAACATTCTTAGGAGCAGTGTTTGGAACTTCTTTAAGTCTCTTCATCTTCTCTTGAAGGTCACCAAGTTTTTCAGCAACTTCTGCTACTTGTTTGATAAGATTTCCTGCAACCTCATACCCTCTTGGATGTTCGCCTTCTTTTGCAATTTCAAGTATACCGTCAATAGCTGTTGAACCCTTTTCAACCAAATTGTAAAAAGTATTTCTTTGAAGGTTATAATCTTTTTCTATCTCATCTTCTTCAATATTATTTTCAACTATTATTGGTAAAGTTTCAGATATATCTTCATAGTTCCAAGGTTCTGTTTGTAATGTTTGAATATCACCAGCAACCCCAAGAGCTTTACTTAATTCTTTAAGGGGATCAGACATTATGTATCTACATCTGTACCTGTTACTGGATCAAAATTCTTTGCATCCTCAAAGAATGAAGATGTTTCATTAAAACCAAAGTCATCACTTGCATCAGAATTAGCAGGAGTTGGTGTTACTGTATACCTTTGTTCGCGTTTAGGTGCTTTATCGGGCAAGTTACTATACTGATCAACTTGTACCGTTTTAATAACAGCCTGAGAAGTAACAGGTCCATAGAGATAAAACTTTGCAGTGAAATCTAAGGTATAGATTATTGCTCGTCTAGATTCAAAATCTCCCTGATAATTATCCTCATATGCTACACTATTCAACACGATAGGAACATCTCTTTTAATTCCCATGTCTGCCATATCATTAATAGTAAGAGTATAGTCTGGTTGAAAGTATGGAAGAATTTGTTCAATAATCTGTAGAGAGTCATCAGATTCTTTAGCCATAACATATAACTGTATATTTAAATTATAAGGTACAGGCATATACTGAGTATCAAGACGATCATCATTTTTACCCTTAACCTTTTTAATTTTCTGTACTCTATTAAGTTTTCTGCCAGGATCATACTGAAGATTTTGTATTTCAAAACCAATACGTGGAAGAGTAATAGCAACTGCCTTTGATAGATCAGCATCCTCATTCAACCGAGCAAGCCATTTCTGTCTTGGTCCATAAGCAAGAGGAACTTTCATTGATTGTTTTATATTACCATCATTGTCCTTACGAACAAGTTGAATATTATTAAATGTTGTTCCAAAAGCTATAATAACTTTTCGAATTGATTCATGATAAAATTGTTGACCTAACATTACGAATTACTCCCTACATCCCCAAATGGATTTGATTCACTAAAATCTAATACTGTATCGTCAGCAGAATCAAACAACTCATTTTGAGCTCCTTGAATACCTGATGAAGAACCGTCACCTATTATATAGGTTTCTTGGATTAGATATTCTTTGTTACCAGTATCAGCATCATTTTCAAGAAGAAGAACACCAGATGATGTTGTCATATCACTATCTTCGTAGACTATAAGTTCATCTGTATTATTTTCGTGTACAATACGACCAGAATTATCTTCTAAGTTTATAGCATTAACTACAGCACTATCTTTTTCCATAGTAAACTGGAATTCAGAAGTAGATGTTGATATTGTATCTTGTATAGCATCTATATCATCTATACCAGTATCAAGTTCTTCAGAAGCATAATCAAACAGACGGCATCTTAATTTATATACTGGATTGTTGTCCAGTTGAAAGAAAGGCTCATCATGATCTACAAAATTAACTTGAAACATCTTTTTAAGTATTGGATGATATATTGCATCACCCTCAAAAGGACGATCTGAATCTGTCGCATCTGTTTCTGATATAATATAAAAATCACTTCCTTCTAAATCTGTAGTAGTTAATGCAAGTGTTCCTGATTCTAAAAGAATAGAACCACCTTCTTCTGCTGTAGTTCCATCTACATCAATAGAAGTTCCTGACTCTATTGTAATCTGTTTTGTAAGTTCTTGAAATCTTAATTTGTTTACTACAAAGGTTGCTTCACTTAAATTCTG